ATCAAGCACGTTAGCGGTGGGAACTCTTCTTTATTCTTTAAAGCCTACGAGATGCAAGTAGAGAAATGGCAAGGTCGTTCAGTCGATTGTATCTGGCTAGATGAGGAGCCAAGCAGGGAACTGTACTCACAGGCTGTAACCAGAACCCTTGACCGAAGGGGGATGGTTTACATGACGTTTACGCCCGAAGCTGGCATGACTGAGACAGTCGCCTCGTTCATGAATAACCTACAATCTGGACAATCCCTGACAAATGCAACTTGGGATGATGCTTCAGAGAAGATATTTTCCATGGGTGGGGAGAGAGGTCATCTCAATGAGGCTGTCATGGAGCAGATTCTATCCTCTTATTCCCCACATGAGCGGGAGATGAGGCGCTACGGAAGACCCTCGATTGGTTCGGGATTAGTCTTCCCGCTGGGTGAAGAAAAGATTATGGTTGATCCTATGGAGATAAAATCCCATTGGCCTAGAATAGCAGCGATAGATTTTGGATGGGATCATCCGACGGCTGTCGTTTGGTGTGCGATAGATCGGGAAGAGGGAATGTTTTATGTGTACGATTGTTACAGAGCGTCTAAAGCAAGCCCTTCCGTCCACGCCCAAATTATACGAAATAGACCTCATTTTATCCCCGTTGCTTATCCCCATGACGGCAATAGACGAGATTCTATGGGTAATCCCGGTCTGGCTGACCAGTACCGTAATCTAGGTTGTAATTTCCTTCTGGAGCATTTTACCAATCCTCCCGCATTAGGAAATAATAAGGGCTCTAACTCAATAGAGGAAGGCTTAATGGCTATGCTCCAATCTGTCGAGGCCGGGAAGTTCAAGGTATTTTCTACTCTATCAGATTGGTTTGAAGAGTTCAGGATGTATCATAGAAAAGACAACAAGGTGGTTCCTATACGGGATGACCTCATGAGTGCAACAAGGTACGCATTCCAATCCCAGAGATTTGCCGTTGCTGGCGAAGACCCCTCTTGGACTGAGGATGTAACATATAGGAACTACGGAATTATTTAATGGCAAAAGAAAAAATTACTGAGGACGAACTGTTAGCGAGAATCAGGAGTGAAGTTACTGATGCCTTGGGCTATGGTGATACAGTATCCAAGCAACGAGAAGCTGCTATGGAATATTACTATGGCTTGCCGTTTGGTAACGAAGTAGAAGGGCGTTCTCAATTTGTAGATAGCACAGTAGCAGACACTATAGAATGGATTAAGCCCTCCTTGATGAGAATTTTTGCTTCCGGGGATGAGATGGTAAAATTTAATCCTGTTGGACCTGAGGATGTAGAGTCTGCTGCCCAAGCTACCGATTATGTAAATTATGTTTTTACTCGTGATAACCCCGGATGGGAGATATTGTATTCTTGGTTTACTGATGCTCTTCTAAGTAAGAATGGCATAGTAAAGGTATGGTGGGATGAATACAAGGATTATGAAAGAGAAGAATATAAAGGCTTGGATGAAATGGAGCTTTCTTATCTTATAACAGGTGATGATATAGAGGTTGTAGAGCATACTCAATATGAAGTTGATTTAGAACCTCGCCATGACATTGTTATAAAAAGGGAAATTAGTAAGGGAAAAATCAGGGTAGAAAATGTCCCTCCCTCAGAGTTTCTTATATCTAGGGAATCCAAGGACATAAAGGATGCTAGATTTGTTTGCCACAGGGTAAAGAAAACATTGTCTGAACTTAGGGAGTTATATCCTGATGAAAAGTTAGGGCCGGAAGATTTGGGCAATGATGATGGAAGCATGGACTCTTTTGGTAG